CCCATTTGTTGTCGTTGTCGAGCCACCTATAGCTAGCATGGGATTGGGCAGCGCTGGATATGCCGCGTTATATACGGCTGCTGTAAATACGTGGATTTTTGCGCCCGGAATAGCCCGCCCGGTTGCGTCAGCGTATATCAGGTTATCTGGGCCGCCGTAATCATGGTCTACGACGATGTTTCCGCAGCCGGCAATTGGCAGTACAGGCCCCGGGCGCGCAGAGGGTTCACCACCAACCTCGATAGCGTAGGCGGTGTTGGTAAACGGCAGCAAGCCTAGTTTCACCTGATAGATAATCGGCACATTGCGAATAGCGGCGGCGATTTGAATGCTGTCAATAAGCCAGCGTTCGTCACTTGCGCTATTCACCCAGATGTCGCCGCCATTAAGGGCCGGGAAGCCGATGACGCGCGCAGTAATGTACGGCTCATTCCGCGTCGTGCCTTTGACTTCGTTGTCTACGTCTCCGTTTATCGTCTGCGTTGATAAGTCCCAGCACTGCATTGGGAGCGCGGGATGGTAGCCGACTTCAAAGCCTGTCCCGCTACAAACAGGGCAATCTGCGTCTAACAGTTCTTGGGTTAACTGGTCCCGGCAGCGCGCGCATGGCGTACCAAATCGCATTGGTTTGACCAGATAGCCGGGCACAGAAACGTATTTATGCCGGACGCGTTCTTTGCGAATAATTTCTCGCGATAACACCCAGTCGCGCTCATGCAGCTCGCCGTAACAGTTAGCCGCCTGTGAAACGTATACATCTGTCGGCGTCGTGAGCGTAACGCGATAATGGCTCAATAACTCGTAGCCAGACTCGTGCCAGGCCGGGTCGTACGCCAGATACCCGTTTGTGACTGGGCTCCCGATGTTGCGCCAGTCTGCAGCGTCTCGTAGCCCGGTTTTACCCAGCTGCAATTGAAATATGTACGGCCCTGGCTGATTGAACGTCGGCTCGAGCTGCCACCAAACGCGCGTGCTGCCGCGGACCATATGATCAACGGAAACGCGACGAAACGGGAAAACGCGAGAGTGGGACATAGGTCTTTAGTGCATACGGGGATGACACATTAAAAGCGAACGCGAAGAGCGTCAGAGTAGGCGCTGTATCTGTAAGTAGAGCTGACTTCGCCGTAACAGCCTTCGAGGTTCAAGCTGGCTTTTGTGGCACGCACCCAATCTTTGTATCCCTGCCACCGAGTCTGCGCTGCCCGTTCGTAGCTGGCTTCTTTGTTTTGGTCGTCTACGGTCATGCCGGCGGCCGAGTAGCTCAACTGGTTGCGGCGAAACTGCTCCGCCACCATCATGAACAAGTTTGCGCAAATCCCCTCAAGCCAATGATATCTATACGGAAAAGTCTGGGTGCTAAACACTGCGTCGATCGGGGGCGGAATCTCGTTCCAGTACATAACCGGGCGGGCAATGGCTAGGGCTATCTCGGCGTCATCGAACATTAAGTTATCTAATAGAAAACTCTCTGACGGGCTCGAGTCGCGCAGGTGGAGCCGAATCTCTGCGATGCTGGGCGGGCCGCCGGCCATGCCTAGGCTGTCAAACGTGCTGCGCGAGATCACGACAGAGAATGTGTTTGAGAAGATAACGCACGGCTGCGACAGGATTTGCGCGGCTGTGTTAATAAGCGCCATTTCGCCGTAATAGATACCCGGCACGTTGGTCATAGCCTGCGTTAAGTTCACGTGTACGGTGCCGGTGGCCGCGTCGTCGATAACAGCGTCCAGCGGAGCCGGCGAGCCGCCCAAAGCCAGCTGCTCTTTTAAGCGCAGTGTAACTTTAAACGGGTTGCTTGGGAGCGTTGGATCTACAACGTCTAGGCCTGCTGGCGTGAGGTCTACAGGCCGTCCGTCCTTGTCATGGAGCTGCCAGCTTATAACTGCGCACTGGCCTTGTGTGATCGATATAGCCCGCATGCGCGTGAAGTTAGGCGCGCCGTTTACAGTCGAAATCGGGGCACTGATAACGTTCTGCGTAGCGCACGAAACCGGCGTAAACTGTTGGCCGGAAGCGTCGTTGGCGCAACAGGTTACAAGTGGATGCGGAGTGGGCGTAGCAATGACTGGCATAACATGTTCTCCGGTAATAGATGTAGTATACAAATAAAAAGGCTGGCCGCTTTCGCAACCAGCCTTTTAAAAAGAACAACAGATCGTTATGCCGGATCAATCATACCAGCCAATCGGGAAGCGGACACCCAAGGTCCCGTCGAGCTTGATCTGCCGGATATCGCCGGCGGTTTCTTCCCCGATGTCCGTGAGGTAAACAGCCGGCGACTTAGTGATAACCAGATCGCCCTCTTCGAGCGCCCTTTCGAGCGCCGAAAATCCGCGGCTGCTTTTCTTGCCGCCCAACGAAGCGACCAAGTCGCCGCGGACGGTGTACGTGGCGTTATTGGCCAGCCGCTTGCCGTGTGTGCCTAGAAAGCCAAACACGCGCGCGCCGCCAGAGATATTCTTAACAGTTGTGTAGAGCCCAGATACAGACATAATATGTCTCCTATCAGATTGAATTGAGTAGCTGTTTAATTTCAGTTGTCAGACTGCGCGGCCAACGCGGCTGCAGCTTGAAGTGTCAAAATCGAGTGCGCAATGACCGGGCTGGTAGTAGCGGCGTAGCGGCCAGCGTCGGCGTAATTAGCCACTTTTTCAACCGGCTCAATAAGGCCTGCGGCGGCAAGTACGTCATCTAACTGCCGGCTTTGGGCAGTTAAATTCGATACTTGCTCAGCCGCAACCTTTTCTTGTGCCGACGAATAGAGCCGATGTAGCTTTGAAGCAATAGACCACATTTCAACAGCCTCAGATTCAGAGTTCGGGACATACCCGTACGCTGCGCATTTCTCATAGAAAAGCGGACCCGAAAGATGGCCGAGGACCGCGTCTTTAGCTTGCGCGACCTCTTCTTGAATACTGCTCATAACTACGCTCCTTAAAAATTAATTACGCAACAATCATACAAAATCGACGCGAGCCAAGCCGTTCGTGTGACCGAACGATCCGCCTGACGTCTGGTAAGCAAAATACTCAAGCATGTACGCTTCACGACGGATGTACATCGTGGTTGGTTCGAGCTCGTAGTTCTTGCCGATAAACTTAGGTGATGCAAACATTAAAAGAGCATCTGTCGGGACAAGATTTCGCTTGATAGTCACAATCCAACGGCAGTTGAGGAAATTGGTTTCCGCCCAACCGTTCTTGATGATATCCTGCGAAAAATCGCCGCCCATTTCATCGCGCCCGAACTTGAGCAGTTCCTTGATCGTGATGTTATTCACGAGGCAAGTTTCCACTTCGAAGCGCGAAGGCGTGCGGGGCATAACCTTCAGTGCGTCTACCAGCGTCTCACGGGTGATCCCGCCGCTGATCGTCTCGTACTGAACTTCATTTGACATAGCCACAGTGGCATCGGCAGTGGGCAGCACGGCGTTGAAGGCAGCAATAAACTTGCCGTCTTCTTCAGCGAGCATGTCCTTGATCATGTTGTCAGAAAGAACCTGACGAATGTCGATCACGTAGGTCCGCAGTTCATCGACGTCCTTAACAGCGCGAGGCGACACAATCCGGTCAAACATGACGCGGTAGCGTGGGCCACGGATGTAGAAGTTGATGGGGAGCGTCGCAAACGGGAGCGAAACAGCCGCCGGGGAATCTGGCTCTTTGTCCACAACCTTAACGGGCTTGTCAGTATCAACCTGACGGTCGAGCTCGTCGTTGGTGATGGTCAGCGGCGGCATAATCCGTCGGTAGAACCCATCTTCACGCATCTTGGTGCGCGTGAAATCGTTAACTGCATCAATGGCCTGCTTTTGCATGCCTGGGGTGTCGAGCTGCTCAAACAGTGTTTCGTTGAGCAGTTGTACTTCTTGCTGAGTGGGCATTGTTGGACCTCCATGTCCTTAAAGTAAAACGTAAAATATTAGTCGACAGTAGCGGCAGTGCCAGCAGGCAAATAAACAGGCCAGAACGATAACGTGCTGACGCCGTTATGATTTGTTGCTTTACCTGACGAAACAACACCGCAAACAGCGGTGACGTACTGGGTAACACTGGCATTCGTCAGCACGCCGCCGACAGCGCTGTCTTCGGACGCGTTGCCCACAGGCGCCTTCAACAGTTCGTTAGGCGCGTACGTGTTTGCAGTGACAAATTCTGTCGTTGCAATTTCGTATCCGCCCGTGGCAACCAGCCCTGACACAACGCCGGTAGGCGAAATAGCCTGATGCATAAACAAACCGCCAGCAGTGGTGCCGGGGTTGCTCACATCAGCGGCATTCGAGCCGGCAATGAGAAAGACAGCCATTTGCGTAAGCTCAACGCCCGGCTCAAACGCGCCGTTCGCGTTTAAATGAACCACGCGACCAGCTGGGACAACATAGTCCACAGCGCTCGCCATCTTGGCGGAGTGGTCGAGCGACGTCATACCAAACCAGCCCTTTTTTACATCAAGGCCGTGTTCAAACATTTGATCTGGAGCAGGCATTGTAAGACCTCCGTGTCTTGGTCAATTATGGGGAGGTTAGTCCCCGGGTAGTAAAAATCAATTTGTGGGGGGATTCAATCCGAGGCCAGTAAAAAACTTCACGTCAGAGGCTTTAAGCCGGCCGTCACGAGCACCCACGTACCCGCTGGTCAGACTTGAAGAAGGATCGTAGCTAGCCGTCTTGGTTGTTTCAGACGAGCCGATACGGGACATCTCGGCCGCATTTTTGTGCGACGCAAGTTTAATAACTAACTCGAGTGCGCGAGCCGGATCTTGAAGCGCTGCTGCCAGAGCTTCTTTTTGGTGCGCTTCAATTCGTTCGTGTGTCAAGCAGGCCTGTACGGCAGCCGGAATCAGTTGCGCCAGCTTTTCCTGCGCAGCGTCGTGAGCCGTCAGAACCTCGGCAGCCTTGGTCATTGCTGCATCGGAGTACCCGATGTAGTCAACAATCTTTTGTACAAGAGCATTATTGGTGGACATTAAAACCTCCGGGGTATCAACGACTTGTAAGTTCGATAACATGCTGTTTCATCATGTCCCGCAGTTCGCGCGAACGCTTTGTGCGGGCTTCTTTAACCTGGAACTTACCGGAACGCTTGAAGTTAATCACAGCGCGGCCGATGGCATCTAAGTCAGAAGCGAGTTTGGGCGCACCGCCCATAGCGGCTAGATCAGCTTCTGGAGCAGGTGCGCCGCCTGGTGCTGCGCCGCCTGGTGCTGCGCCGCCCTGAGACAGCGCTTCGATCAGTGCTTCCGGTGGGATGCCCAGTTCTTCCAGCGCCATAGCTAATTCTTGTACTGCGTCGTCAGGGCTGCCTTCTTCGCCGCCCATTTCAGGTCCGCCCATCATTTCTTCGCCGCCCATTTCTTCGCCGCCCATTTCAGGTGCGCCTTCTGCGCCGCCCATCATCTCGGCGAGGCCTTCTGGGGCTGGAGCATCGCTTGCGCCAGATGCTGCATCTTCGGGGGCGCCGTGATCTTCACCCTCGTCTGCTTCGGCTGTGGGGTCTGCAGCAGCCGATTTCGCGGCGGCCCAACCAATAAACAGGTCGGCCATCTCGTCAGCTTCGCGCAGCGTGTTTGCGCACACTTCGCTGACATGAGCTTCAGCGGCAGTCTTGTCGAGGCCGAGCAGTTCAGCCAGCTCGTAGCCGGCAAGAAATGCAGCTTCTTTTTTCTCTTCTGCTGCGCTCTCGTCGCCAGCAGCGGAAGGCTCCAAGTCAACAGACTCTGTTTTGTTAGCGCCAGGAACAGTTACTTTTTCTTCCTTCGCGCAGCTGTCGGTTTTGTCTTCGATTTTGCTTTTCAAAAACGCTGGCATCTCCGACTGCTTCGTTAAGTTAGCTGCACCAAAGTTAATAAAGTTAGCAAGGATATCATTGCCAAGCGAACCGCATTGTGCCCGCGCGGTTTTAAACGTTACAGCGCTGTACTTTTCGCCGTCATTCGTTTTAGCTGGGTGCGTCGTGCCCGGGTCGTCCTTGGTGCCCTTGTAGTCGCGCTCAGAGGAAGGATCTTCCCCCGTGGCAGCGGCTGTGGTGCCAATGTTCAGCTGCACGTCATCTTGCCGACCTTCTTGCGACAAAGCTGGCGTGCTGTCCACGCTCAGTGGGCCTTGCTGCTTCTTGAGGTCTGCTTCGTATTCGCTGGATCGTGCGCCTTCGACGGCAGCCTGCACACCATTGTCGGCGTGAGCCGTTGGGTGAGTTGAAGCGCCGACATAAGTGCCGGGATCAGCGGGTGTTGGGCCAGCAGCTTTAACAGCGGCGGCCTTAACAGAGCTGTGCGAAATCTCTTCGGCAAGTGAATTGAGTTGTGCGAACAGTGAACGTTGAGTCCGTGCCATGATCATCTCCTTGGGTATCTAATCGTATAAGCGATTAGCGTCCGTTCATGTGACATAATTTTGCAGTACGCAGTGGGTTGTTGTCAACCAATTATTTCCATATTTTTCACAAATTGTTGCAAGTGCGGCAATCTTATACAAAGCGTAATGTTGCGCAAGAGCCGTTTCTGCGTTGCCACTAGCTTGTTTTTCTAGTGAAAACTCGGCTGTCCGCACATTCCGAAGCGCAGCTAAATAGGCGCGTTTCTCGATGTTTAGCGGTAGTACGCTGTGTGTAATGGCCACCTTTTCAGCCCACGCGCGCACAGCTGGTGCTGCTGACGGCGCAGGATAATATGAATTATTTTCAAGTAACGCTACAACGTCCGTGTTGTTGGCGACGTCTGAGAAAACGCTCGGTAAAGCATAACTCACTGCGCTTATTAGTCTCGCATCGGCTGACTTTACTGTCAATGTTAAAAAGTCGCGTAACGGCAAAATGACGCCGACATCAGCGAGGCCGCGCAAAACTTCGGCTAGTTTTATTGCTGAAAAACTTGACACGTCGATGGGTGGTTGCACGGCTGGAGATGAGGCCAGCGCTACCTGTGTCCAGTTTTGCGCGAGCGCAGCAGACTTTTCGGCCTGTACCAGCTGGTTTAACACAGCAAGTTGTAACTGCCCGCGCACAGACGGAGGTGTAGAGAACTCAAACCCGATCGGCGCAGTCACGCCCAGCTGCTCAGCTAACTCGGCGCCCGACATAGTGCTTACACCGGCTGCTTTTTCGAGCTTACCGGAGATATACGCAATCCTGTCTGCCGGGCGAAAAACGTGCGATATATCGAAGAAACTAGGGTTGGGGTTATCGGCGTGTAACACGTGCCCGTCTTCTAGTACTCGGCCAATGTTGTGCTTTAACCCGCCGGCTTTACAGTGCCCGCCATGCTCACACGAGTCACAATACTCCGCGCGCGTCTTGGCAGAGTTACCGCACGCTGAACACTTGTCAAACGGAATCTTGCACGCCATGGACACGGCGATGTCTTTGTCGTCAGCAAGCTTTTCAATCTCTTTGTCGGCAAGCAGGCCGCCGTTACGCTCGGCAGCTTCTTTTGAGCCGTTTAGTGCAACGACAAGTTCAATGCGGCGCATGGGCTCGTGGTAGGCGCTGGCTTTAATGATACCGAAGCTTTTAGCCGGGTTTTTATTTGCGTGGTCCCGGTAAAACCGAGCAAACTTCTCAAATGTCGGGTGGTACTGCTGGCAGCACTCTCGAGTAAAGCCGTCGCCGTTGCGGTTTGGGCCGTAATCCTCGGTCGCTCCGATGGCGATCATATGCACAGGAACTTCATCTTTTGCGAATTTAATGTGCTGTAGTTTGTTGGCAAATTCAGCCCCGGCCCGCTTGATAAGCACCTGTTTGTCGGCGCCCAATAGGCCGCGACTAGATATCTTAATCAGCGCTGCAACCGGTTCGCTAAAGTCTTGCGCGCCGGGTTGAATAACTTTAATCATGCTCATAGTAGTTCACTTAGCCCCCGGCTATCGCCTGAACGTTATTTATCTGCTTTACTTCCGCTATCGCCTTATCGCGATCTGCGCGCAGTTTGTCCATTTCTAACAACTGCTTCACGTCAAAATCTGCCAGCCCGCCAGACTCGAGGCGTTTACGCAATACAGACCCCATCAAACCCGGCGAATCAGCAAATTGCGGCGCCAAATCTGTAATAGAGTTAAACGCCTCTGCAATCTCTGCCGGATCGTGGCCCGAGATAACCGGGTCGTTTAACATCAGATCGTGCAGGACGCCGTTGGTGCGAATTTTATGCATTGCCATTTCGTGCGCCGGGTCCTGCAGTTCGTCATAGATCTTTTTAACTGCCCCGGGTGGCTTGTCGCTTGCGCCAAACACTTGCGCCGCCGGGTCGCGCAAGATGCCGCCTACTGCACGTACTGGCGCCATCGGGTCCATAAGCGTTGGTTTAAACGGTTTATCGGACGGAGCAGAGCTTTTTAATAACACCGGCTCATCGGCTGGGTTGTTTAAGATCGAGCCTGTCAGAAATTGTTGGGCGGCTTTCTGACTAACCGCGTTTGCTTTTTTTGAGCTGTGTGCCTCATTTGCGCCGTTATAGGCTTCGACACTACCAATGACGTCAGTCACGAGCGTGTAGATGGGATTGTCGCCAAAGTGCTGTAACTTAGTCGCCGCCTGTTTTTCAAAATGTGGATAAACTGCGGCAATCTTCTGGAGAACAGATACGCCGGTGTCTCCTAGTCTCAGGCCGACTTCCGTTACGGCGTCTTGGAACGACATATTTCCAGGAGTGCGGAAATACGTGTTAAGTTCTTCGAGGGCCGCGGCCGCCTTGTTATACGTAGCTGTAACGACACGCCGCGATTCTTCTTCGGCGTGCTTCACAGCTGTCTTTTCGCTGTGGGCGCGCATGGCTTCGGCGTGGGCGTCCCGGGGTGGCGCAACATATGTTTTAGCCGGCAACGCAACTTGGGCAGCCGCTGTTTTATCAAGCGCGCTTCGGCGACGAGCTAAAAAGCCACTGGGCGGCACTGCGTACTCAGTCGACACAATTGAGTTCCGCACAATCTCGCCAGAAGTCTTGACTTGTTTTGGATACAAAGCTTCGGTGACTGCGTGAATGTCGGCGAGCTGGAAGTCCGCCGATTTTTCTAGCGTATCTTCGCCCTGTTCGCGCTGCTTGGTGGTGCGGCCCGTGTTGTACGCATGCACCATCAGGTTAATATGCCCGGCCGGAATTTCAGCCTCGGAGGCGCTTTTGATGATAGCCTCATTGGGGGTTGCGCCAGCATTTACGCGATTGGCGGCGTTTTCGATTGCCGCGATTAATTTTTGCTCTGCTTGCTTATTAAGTGGGCGCATCTTTATTCTCCGGGAAACGCAGGTCTTGAATTTCTTGATGGTTAGGCAGAGTGCCGCCAGTGTTAATTATTAGCAATTCGTCGTTTCTTAACTCGGTAGCGTTCTTATCAAAGGGTAACACTTTTACGGTCTCGGAATCAATTGTTGTCCCCACTTTGAACGGAATAGAGCTCAACATAGCCCCAATGTTTTCCATGATAGATGACTGTGCTTTAGCCGCATTTTCGGTTGTACGCTCGATTTCGACATACTTCACAAACGCCTCAATGATGGCCATTTGCGTGTGGCTGTTCGTCTGGACGGTGAGGGCAGCGACAGCCGCCTTGTATTTCATGGTGTTTACAGCAAAATCTTGAAAAAAGCCAGACACGTTTTCGGCACCTTCTGGGCGAGGTGTTTTTGTAAATTTACTAATTACCGCGTTTAAAACATGTGGCCCGCCGTGATAACCCAGTAGTTTCCACAGTAAGTCGTGCTGCCGCTCCTGAAGCCCACGCATAACCGCAGCTGTTAAGACGACTGCCGAGACATAGTCGGTGTGCGCCATTTTGTCGCGAACGTCGAAAAAGAGACCCTCAAAAGCCTCGATAACTTCCGGCACTGTGCCTAATTTATCGGCTATTTCTTCGTCTGTTTCGCCGGCAAGTATGCGCGCCTCAATACTCCAGCGCGTTGCGGCCCTGTCGTCTGCCCAGATCGAGTGCGCCCAGAATACATTGCTGTCGCGCTCTAGTAGGCCGTAGACAGCTCCTGGCATATTGCCGCTGCGCTCAGTGCGCCGCTTGTGCCTCAAAGCCCTGCGAATCCACTCATAGCCTTTTGCGCCATCACGCTGCCGAGCTGCTTGAGGCCCGCCAGCGTCAATTTGCACAGCGCGTAACCACCGCCAGTGCGGCACTCGGTTGGGATTGCTGCGGACGGCTTCTGCGCCAACTGCGATTGCGGTCATAGATAACTTAATGCGGCTAGGGTCTTAACTTGGATATCCCGGCATGTCAATATACTAGGTCAAGTTTAACGTTTACTTCCGAAGAATCATCTGCTGTGCCGCTATAACCCATGCTATCCACAGTGATGCCGATTGGCTGGCCCGGATTTGTTGTGGATGTGGATAACGTCATCTGACTTACATACGTGTTATTTGGGTCTGATGGGTTCACATAGAACGCCAGCGCCGCTGTGCCAGCATGTCCAGATGTATAAGTTAACCCGGTCGGAGTTCCTGCTGTCGTAGCAATTGCAGCACCTGCAGTTGTAACCAACGTAAACGTGGTTGATAAATTTGTTACGCCAATGACGTACGTGGTTGGACTTGAATATCCAGTGATACTTCCAGTGCCGCCCAATGTTCCCGATATGGTTACCGTTTGGCCTACTTTTAGGGGTGTAGATGCGCACGAAAATTGTCCAGCCGTGCCTGTAATCACAACACTCGATAAAGTCGTAGTAGTCAATGTTGTTACAAGCGGATCTCCGACCAATGTTTTTAATTTAAATGTAACCGTGCCGTTTGCTTCAGTCGTTGGCGTTCCATCAATAATATACAAATTACCGGCTGTAAATGGCGGACTTACGATGATGCCATTTGTAAAGGCGCCTTGGATCATAACCAACTGACCACTTGCTAGATATGACGTTGCTCCGCCAGCTATATAAAGAGGATTGCAATTAAATGTTCCATCTGTGCCTGTAATTCTAATTACATTTATGGTTGGTGATTTTACTGTGTGATAGACAAACGGGATGTGTGGAATATTCGTATACATATCATACGGATCTTTCAACATCTCCGTGGTAAGCTGCGACGGGAATGTACTACCGGCATAGACCGGCGTATTGACGTCTGCCATATTCGGAAGATATTTGCTGCTATCTTTTGCGTATATCAAATATTTATGACCACCCTGTAAATTAGTAGTTACTTCATTTGCGAAGTTTTCAACTGCTTTAGTGCATAGGTAATCGAATCGGTTTGTATACGTCAGCGGAGACCCTGTTGCGTTATCGAACGTGTATAAATTAAAAAACAAATAACCCAACAAACTTCCAGATGTCATGGTCATTGTGTGGTGCGGCGTAATTACCGCCCATAATGTTTTCAGATTTTTCTTTTTAATCTTCGGGGCGTCTGCGTAGTCAGCTATGGCTTGACCTGTAATTACAGTCGGGTAATACGGGTTAAACGAACTGAAGTTCATTCTTTCCAATATTGAAAACGTCAAACCGGTCGTTGTTCCTGCTACTGTTGTAACCGGTGTAAATCCGGTGTTCTGATTTATTACTCTAAATGTAGTAGACCCGTTTGTTTCGCTGATGAAATAGTCGCCTGCCGCGATGCTGCCTGTGCCCGAACTTGTGCCTGCAACGCGCAAAGTTTGACCAACACGTAAGGAAGTAATAGCGCAGGAGAGTCCGCCGCTTGTGTCTGTTACGGCGACATTTGTCGCAAGATAATCTTTTAATGTGTACGTCAAACCTGTCGGCGTGCCTGTTGTTGTGACGATTGCTGCGCCAGTCACAGTTGTCAGCGTGAACGTAGTTGCGCCATTGGTCGCGCCTATCAAATATATTGTCGGATTCGTGTAGCCTGTGATGGTGCCCGTACCGCCCAATGTTCCCGATATCGTTAGCTGCTGTCCAACACGCAAAAACAGACCGTTTTGTGCGGTACATGAAAATTGTCCGCCTGTGCCCGAGATTGTAACGCCTGTGAGTGAAGCATAAACTCCAGCCAATCTTTCATATTTCCATTTTCCATTTAGTCCAGCTGTTGGAGGCGATGTAAAATTTAAGTGTTTACTCTGCAACCCTACTGCGCTTGGTCCCGTGTAGTTTAGTGTCGTTGAAACGACGGTTGGCGCTGTGGTGGCTAGTTGTAATTTATTGATAAATCCAGCATCCGGGCCGGCTGCTGGACCTGCTTCGCCGGTTGCGCCAGTAGCGCCAATAACACTAAACCCGTCGCCAATCTCTGCGTATGCTGACCCTACCCAAAAGTAAAGACGATTTACGCTAGCATCAAAATAAAGTTGATTAGCCGCGCCTTCTGCCGGGAAATTAGCGAGGGCCGGATAAGTAATAATTGGTTCCCCGGCAGGGCCAGTTGCGCCAGTTACTCCGGCACCAGTTGCGCCTGTATCGCCAGTAACGCCCGTGGCTCCAGTTACGCCGACTATGCCTGTTTCACCAGTAAGGCCAGTAGCGCCTGTATTGCCAGTAAGACCAGTAGCGCCTGCAGCCCCAGTAACGCCCGTGGCTCCAGTTACGCCGACTATGCCTGTTTCACCAGTAAGGCCAGTAGCGCCTGTATTGCCAGTAAGGCCAGTAGCGCCAGTAACGCCCATGGCTCCAGTTACGCCAGTAGCGCCTGTATCGCCAGTAACGCCAGTAACGCCCATGGCTCCAGCTACGCCAGTTGCGCCAGTAACGCCCATGGCTCCAGTTACGCCAGTAGCGCCTGTATCGCCAGTAACGCCAGTAACGCCAGTAACGCCCATGGCTCCAGTTACGCCAGTAGCGCCAGTAACGCCCATGGCTCCAGTTACGCCAGTAGCGCCTGTATCTCCAGTAACGCCAGTAGCGCCAGTAACGCCCATGGCTCCAGTTACGCCAGTAGCGCCTGTATCTCCAGTAACGCCAGTAACGCCCACGGCTCCAGTAGCGCCAGTAGCGCCTGTATCGCCTGTATCGCCAGTAACGCCAGTAACGCCCACGGCTCCAGTTACGCCAGCTACGCCAGTAGCGCCTGTTGCGCCGGTAAGGCCAGCGGGACCTGTTGCACCGTTAAGGCCAGCAGCACCTGTTGCGCCGGTAGGGCCAGCGGGACCTGTACCGCCAGTAACGCCAGTGGGGCCGCTGGGGCCGGGCACACTCGGCGCAGCGTACAATCTCCATACCCCGCCGGACCATATGTACGTGCGAGAATCTAATACAAATGTGTCGTTGACAGCCGGGCTTAATGGAAATGACATGTTATTAATCCTTTTAGATTAGCCGTGAAAATAGTAGCTGCTTGTTCAGCCGCCAACTGCTGCGTACGCGGACCCCGCGAGTAAAGACGGGTGGTACTGGCATTAATATAAAGTTTACCGACTACGCCCTTTGCAGTAAAGGGGGACTAATCTTTTCATATAAGTTACATCTGGATAAGCAATTATTGAATAGTTTTGCTCTGTGGTTAACCGTTACCGAAGCATCGGCGTTTCCACGGTCACCGACAGGACAAAGTTTTTGCTGCCAGAACCGGCCGGTGTAATGTGCAAATACAAGAATCTCTGGGCCACTGACGGCGAGCCGTCGCGATTCATGTACGCCACGTTCACATTCGTGTCCTCTGCATCGGCCAGACTGAGCACATGAAAAGCCGCGGCAGGAAGCGAAGCGTTGGGCTCTGTAGCCCGGCTGCTTGAATACAGATCGGCCGTGAAGCCGACGGCGGCGCCAGTCAGCTGCACAAGTGAATAGCCGCGCAGAATGCCGCGATGGGGCATCGGGACCGGCACAACTGTTTCTGCGGCGCTTGGTGCTGTAAACGCTTTGCTACCAGACCAAATCGTACTTGCCATGAATCACCTATTAAGAATTTTCGACTGGGAGGGAAACAGCGGCCGCGGCTTTCGCGCGCACAAGCGGCAACAGGCTTTCGATAGCGCCCGATACAACGTGCAGAAAAATAGCGCGCACAGCAGCCCGGGAGAGCAGCCAGAATGGGTATGCAAGCGTCGGCACGCAGCTGTCGGCAAAGGCATCAAATAAAGCTGCTGCGGCATCAACGGCCCAGACTTTCTTTTCTTCGCCGGTCACCGGCAAAACATCGATAGTCGTCATCACGACTTGCAGCAGGGCTACAGTCAGCTCGCCAAACTCGGACAGCGTAAGCCCGTTCCGGGCGCGGTCTTTTGCGACGGCAATAAAAGTAGCTATTTTTTCGGCAAACGCTGCGGGGGCTTGCGCAGCCTGGACGGGGGCTAATGATATCATTGGTTTTGCTTTCTTATGAGTTACCAGCAGAAGCACCGAGGTCAATTTCTTGGGCTGCGTCTTCGGGATGCGCTTCGATCGTTTTCTGCTTGAGAAACAAGATTACGTCGCCGAGCATTTCAAAAGCGTTCCGCAGCGAGTCTTCTAGTTCGGGCATATCAGACTTGCCGTACCGGTCAGCGAACTTATCGCCGTGCCAGTAGAACATGAATAAAATACGGCCGAGCTTGTCGAGGCCTTTGGTGAGATCGCCCATGTAGCGGTCAACAAGGCTGTCGTCGCGCACAGCCCGCAGCATAGACCCGATCATGGCCGTATCGAACACTTCTTTTTGGCCAGACTGCGCAGCGTCGACAACCGTGCGAACATCTTTTTTGTCAAACATAGGATTCGGGTTGTAGACGCTGCGATCAGTGTTACTAGCGCTCATGCCAGATACAGGAAGGCCGACGTCGACGCCCATTTGCGTGGGGACGCTGGCGCCCATAATAGTCTCGCCGCCCATGACAGGCCCTGGGTCGGCCGGGGCTGTTGCGCCCTGGTTGACCATCATTGGCGCGCCGTATGGGTCGGCATATTTCACTCGGCAGGCGAACTTTCGGTACGTGGCTGCTTTGGACAAGATATCTCGAGCAGCGTCTTCGCGTAGGCCGTGGGTTTGAACAAGCGAGATCAAGCCGCCGATCGCCGATGTCTTCTCGCCGTTTACCGTGACCTCTGTGCCGTTATGGTACACCGTGAGCATGGCTGTCTTTTGCATGATAGCCAGCTGTGCGTCGGCCAGATTGCCGGGCATGAGAGCCGGGGTATCGCTTTCGCCACACCCGCATGCGCCTTGGCCATCTGCGTCAGCTACATCGTCTTCGCCCTTGCTAACCTTGAGCAGCTTATAGCCTTCTGGCACAAAGATATCGCCCATGCTGATGCGGAGCTTGGAGCCTTTTTTGGCGTTCAAATGGACGCGCACGCCATCTCGGTACTTGTCGTAATTCAGTGGGTCTGTGTAAGCGCAGCCCATGATGCTGCCGCGGGGCATGTGATTGGAGTGATCTTCAAGATGAACTTCGTATGAAGTGGTTCCTTGTTCACCTTCACCGTCACCATACTCGCGCAAAACACGCACAGGCACAGTTGCGTCGCCGTTTTTGCCAATGAGCATGTGCCGGGCCAAGCCGCTGGGCAATGTGTTGGCGTCCGGGAGCTTGTCAAACCACTCGTCAAACTCTTCGCGCTCAATCTGGACTAATGCGAATACCTGGTCTGCGCGAACGCTAACCCAATCCGGCGTGCCTTCTGTGCGCACGACGGTTACAAAGTTAGTCCGTTTCGTAGCGCCTTGGGGAAACACGGCGACATAACAGCGCTCAATGTTGCCCGGCTTTACAAGAATGTCGTAGAGCCCGCTTTGGGACGGCGTAAACAACTTCTTTTCGACTTGTACGTTATACGGGACAGAAACGTTGTCGCGGTCCCGGTCGTCTTTGATCAGCACGCCGTCGCGCAACAGCTTTTCTTGGTCTTCTTCGGTATACGTGTGCGGCAACTTTGTCTGAATAGTCACTTCGGGAGACAGGATCTTGAGCCCCGACATAGCCTCTGGGACTTTAGGCGCGTCAGACAAAATGCTGGCCACTTTGACGCTGGTTTCGCGCGCAGTTGCTAGGGCCACAGCTTCTTTAATGATATCTAATCCGTGAAACTCATCGATGGCTGCTGCGATCTGTGGCGCGTACTGGCAGGTCTTTACAAGCATCTGCAGCGTGACGAGCCGAGCTTCTTTCAGAAACTTCTTAAGATCAAGGGCCCGACCCATTTCGCTAAAGGCGTTTGCGGTGTTAAGCGTCGCTGTTTTAGCCAGTGCCGGCATCACAGCCGTCATCATTTCTTTGAGCGTGGGCTTCGCTGACCCGAACTTCGACGGCGAGCGCGAAAGCTGCGTAAAGTCCGGCTGGCTCTGGCCAAGCTGTGTAAGGTTCTTGTCGACGCCGCTCCCCAGAATGTTGGGCTTACGGTTAATCAGGTAGTTAATCCAGTTTTCCTTGAGCGGCACGAACATATCTTGATTCTTGATGTACAAGAGCTCGTGGCCCTTGAGATCGCCGTTTAAAAAGAAAACGGGCGCGTACAGCCAGTTTGCGCCGACTTTAAACGCAAACACGCCGACAGCCTTGGTGTTCTCTCGGTTGCGATCAAGCAGCTGGAACCCGATTTCGTGGTCGAGCAGCTTGGGGGCCGAGTCACGGAGATAAGCATGCGCCAAATTGCTGAAAGACTGCTCAAACGACGTGTCGTCGCCTCGGCCGCCTAAATCAGCTTGCTTGGTCTGGCTGCGGTCGTGAGAGCGCATGACCGTTAACCAATGCTTCAGTGGCGTTTCTTTGCTTTTGTTATACACAATCACCTCCATGCGACCTGCGGAGCTGCTACACTTCTTAATAATTTACAGTGTCTAAGCCCCTCTATCCTACCGAAATACGGTTAAGGCTTCCACCCGCTTACTGTGCCGGCGACGCCAAACGTTTCACCGCGGGCTAGGGATGGTACATAACTACTACTGTTTGTGTCGCTGGTGGCGCCGCGGTGCACGCTGTCCATAAGGCCTTTTTCTTGATATGAGCCGAGCATTCGTGTCATCCAGTCGGGGTCGTTAGAAATGTTAGCCATTCCGCGAACCATTTCTGGCTTAAACGGCGGCGGCTCTTTATGGGCTTGGATTGCGTTAATACCGTACTGCTTTAAATTTGTAGTCACATTTTTACCAATCTTTGTGCCGATTGAGTAGTGCAATACTGGTTGCTCTAAATAATGCCCGGCTAGGCTGCCTGGCGCGCCCAAGACGCTGCCGTCTCGCGGGGCCCAGTTTCGCTCAAGCATCGAATACGGTACAACGTCGTCCGGGGAGTAGTCGCCGTGCTCGTCAGTGAGCCGGACATGATTAATAAGCCCGCGCGAAAGCAGCTCAACGTTGCGTCTGTGCACAGGGATATTGCTGTTCTTCATAACTTGGCGCATAGCTGTTACAAAGTAACGCCGGCCTTCGCCGATGCCTTTGTGCTGCACGATTTCTGCTGGACTCGGCATGCCGTCTGACATAACGTCGCCGGCTTCTAGCTCGTCGCCTTTTTTAACGCTGACGCTTCGCCCGGTCGGCACATAGTGGTCCTGCCCGTTTACTTGGACGTAAAAACCGCCCTGAGCTGCCGGCCGGATTTCTTGCACGCGGCCGTCTGTCTGTGAATGCGTCGCGCCGTCTGGATATTTCTTAGGCACTTGTACAAGCGCATTTAAAGCTTTAAAGCCAGCGATGCCGCCAGCGCCGCCGACGCCGCCGGAGTGCTTGCTGGATATCTGCGCCTGTGTGGTCGGCTCAGAGAGCGCCTGGGCCGCGGCGATACCGACATAGTCACCAATGGGCGGCACGCGGCCTTTTTCTCGGTAACCGACGTCATTGGCATACACGCCGCCGTCTTCTGGGCCGCCGACGATCGGGCTGCGCACTAAGATATCTTTGACGCCCATGCCTTTGATGTCTTGCAGGATCTTTGGCGTCAGTACGGTATTGCGCTTATACGGCCCAACAGCGCGCGATAACATAGCGCCCTCGTTGTCTACGTCGTCTACATCGGTCGGGAAGCCGCGCTCGTGGGCAGTTGCGTTGCGTTCCGTGTCAGCCTCGTCGACGTCTGTGACCAGCAGCCTGTGCGCCATTTGCGTAAGCTGCTTGCCGTAATATCCAGCGTCCGCAGTAGCTGACTTTAAGTCAATAACGCCTTTTCTCGTGCCAAAAGCGCCGGCAAAGTATTCAACTGGCGTCAGCCCCTGCGAGTACCCGTGCGTGACTGGAATTGGAATCGGCTCGCTGCGGTGGTCGAGATACTGCATGTCTGCGCCAAGTAACGAGTTCAGCTGAAACTTGTTACCGACACCGCTGCCTGTAACCTGGTGCGCAAGCGGGTTTCCCGATCCCACCGCTTCGGCATACACGTCGTTTACAAGCTGCGTCTGGGCTGACGACTGTAACTGCAGGATCTTTAAATTACGCTGTTTATCGTCAAGCGCTCTATCGGCCAAGATGCGTTGCAACTGCTGCCGGACGTGTAACTGCGTTTGTTTGGCGGCTAAACTAGGCTTAATATCGTTTAGTCCGACTGATAGCCCGTTGGTGGTGTACGCCGCGTCAAGCGCGACATCGTGCAGGCGCTTCATCGTATCGCGATAGTTGTCGGGGTGCTGCTTGGCTAATTGTGTGGCCAACGCGCCCATTGTCTTTTTGTCTAATACGCGGTTGTAGTCCCGCATATCGGCCGGAAGCGCCTCGTTTATCAGCACCTGCCCCATCGTTGTTTTTAACATAAGGCGGCTCCGACTGACGCGCATATTAATTGTCTAAAACAGTCACCACAGGGGCAGTGTCGCAGCTAATTAATTTTAAAAGTCCGGGGAAGTCTTTTTGAGTTACGTCAGAATAAACAATGCCATCAGACATGTGCATGGCCACAAAAATAGGGTTGCCCATGTCGTCGTGTAGAACGAGGCTGTCGGCAGAGTGCTCTGCCGGCTGCATGTTGAACAACGTCTTAACGAGCATTGTCGGTGAAACTCCGACAAAGGGCGGCGACTGCACTGGCTTTCACGTATAACGCGTTTGCGGCTTTGCCGGCAGACGGATCAGGCGGAGCGCTTGGAGCGGGCGGCGCAGACGGGCCAGCCGGAGCAGCCGGGCTAGGCGGAGCGGGTGGAAGTGGCGGGGCCATTGGGCCGCCCTGCATTGCCGACTCAGCCGGCGGGGCTGTTGCCGAGCCTGGTGGCAGAACAAGCGCCTCTGGCGGCAATTGAATGCCCATGGCGTTCATGATCGCCGTAAGCTGTTGCTGCATATTGTACTGCCGGTAATCGTTCATAAGCATGAACTGCTCGGGCTTCATCTTGGCTGGCCCTGCGGCACCTGGCGCGGCTGGCGGCGCAGCTGGCATCGGGGCTGCGGCCATCATGGCTGGGTCCATTGGCGGTGCTGCGCCCATCATAGAGGGGTCCATTGGCGGGGCAGCACCCATCGTGGCTGGGTCTACTGGTGGCACAGCGCCCATCATGGCAGGGTCCATCATGGCTGGGTCCATGGCTGGATCTACGGCCGACTTCTCAAACAAGTTATTGGCCAGCGACAGTAGTTCTGGGTTCACTGTGTACATAAAACCTCCATGTTTTGATTACTTATCTTCCACAATATGCACAGGCGTGTCTACGCCTATTTCGCCGCGGCGGTACGCGGCCAACGCCGCTTGTTTATTCTGGTACACGCTAGGCTTTGTTTTGGTGTTAGTTCTGCTCGACGCGACGTAAAGCCCAGTTTGATAGTCTCTGTTGGGGACGTAATGCGCTTTAAACGACGCAGCAGAGAATAAATTCTTACTAGGAAGCATTTTAGCCACAGCTTCTTGAGCGGCGGCTTCGGTGCTAGGCACATGATAAGCCATCGCATCTCCGTCAAAATCAGCGCCAAACCCCTTTACTATTAAGGGGTTTATTTCCATGACTTTGTTCTTTGTCAGGCGCGGATAAAACGCCATCATGCCATATCTGTGTAAAACCGGCGCTCTGTTAATAATAATTGGCCGCGAGCCCATCTGCGTGTTTAACTCGGCAAACGCAGCTTTGTCTTTCTTTTCAACAGCTTGGAGCGCCTGCATCCGAGGCATCCCACGGCGTACCAGCCCGCGCACCACAAACGGCTTGTAAATATCCCACGCTTTTTCTTCTGGCAGCGCAACTTGGTCCATGTCGAGATCTGGGTTGGGCGTGATGACAGCCCGGCCAACAAGATCGACAGTACTACTTAAAAGTTTGCGCTGCACGGTGCCGTACTTAGGCGAGCTGCCGAAGACTTTTGCTAAAAAACCCTTCACGTTCCGTTCGACGTTTTTGGGCTGCAGCGGTTCGCCAAGGCCGTGAACGGCTTTCATGGAGTCATATAAGTTAAGCCGTTCGTTGCCGACGTCTTCGAGAACTCCGGCGCTTTCTTTGAGTACTGAGTTTGAGTCGAGCAGTTCTTTGTAAAGATAGTTAGCGTCATCTACGAGCGGCAGCTTCTTGGCGCCCATCGTTGAAACCGGGCGAAACATCGGCGGGAGTACAGGTACTTTAGTGAGCATCCAGCTTTGTGGGTGAATCCCTGTCTTCTCGGCGGCTTTGAGATAGCCGAGTTTGCGCACAGCGGCGTCTCTGACAGTCTTGCGGCCCGACTTGATATCTTCTCGAGTCTGCTCAAGAGAGTGCGCGACATTAATTTTAGCCAAGGCGCCGCGAATAGCTTCTGGGCCAGTCTTGTCAAATAACTGCTCTTGGCCAGACAACACGCCACGAAACTGCTTCTCTGTTAAGCCCAGTATGCGTCGAATCGGGTCTTCCATCACGGGATTGGGCATCGGTTCGTGGAGCGTGATCTTGGACCAACGTGTACCGCCATGCCCGCCCGTAAGCGTCTCGTCAAAGAGGCCGCCTGCTTTTGGCTTCAGGCCGCTTTTCCAATCAACTGTTTCGCTGTTCTGAATCTCTCGGGCGCCAGCAAGACCGTCTACGTCCTTGTCTGTCATGGCCATAATGTGCGTCTTGGTGCCTTCACGTACAGTGTTAATGCCAGCTGCTTTGAGCTGGTTGATAAACTTTTCGTACACGTGCGGGATCTTCGGCAAGGGCGGCGCATATCCGGCCATGAATTGCGCCCAGTACTCAGGATTGGCTTGCCCGCGCACCATTTTGGCATCTCGAATAACGCTGCCGGCCCCGTGAGATAACAAAGCGCCCAGGTCTAACATGCCGACACGCTTCGCGCCTTCGCTGCCGCCCTTAGCTGGTGTGCCTTCTGCTGTATAGCCGCCTGTGGATCGCCCTTGGCCTTTTGACTCGCTGGTGTGGTGCAGCTTCATAAAGAATCTGCTCCCTGTAAGCACGCCGGGTATTTTGCGGCCTGTCTCTGGATCAACGACGTGCTCTGTATCTGTCAGCCCGTTTTTCTCCAGTTCTTTCTGCGCAAACTCAATTAAGTCTGTGGCGTTATCAAAGTCTTGGATTTTATAAGACTTCCCGGTTTTTGCGGCTATTTTGCCCAGAACAGCTTCGATGATCTGGGCTGGGTTTCCGCGGCTAATAAGACCCAACGGACTGACGAGCGACTCAAATGGCAGACCGTCTTTGTCGTGCGGCATCTGATCGTCTGGCACCACTTCGGCAATAACGCCTTTGTCGCCGAATCTGCCAGTGAGTTTATCCCCGACTTCCATCTGCGCTTGGTTCTTCACGACAACGCTTACGCCCTTATCTGTGTGCTCTACGTCCGTCACAATCCCGGGCGAATGATGGTCCCACGTAATAGTCTCATTGGCAAAGTTTCCTGCGCGGCCTCTGTGTACCTTGCCGTATACCGTGTCGCGCTTTTTGGCGATGAGCACAAGAGGGTCACCGTAATTAACAGTCATGCCCTTTTTAACCGCGCCCTTGTCATCAAAGTTATCGAGTATTTTTTTGTCATACTCGCCGGGAAACAAGCCGCGAAACGCATTCTTACCAACGTGTGTGTTGTCATCCCATTCGGCTTCGTGCTGATACATGTGCTCGCTGGTAAGACGCTTTGCGGCAGACTCGGAGATCACGATAGCGTCTTCATAGTTCTTACCTCGAAACGGCAGATAAGCTGTGCGCAAGTTCATACCAAGGGCTGCTGCGCCGTCTTTATTTGTAAAGTTCGACGTAGCAATAAGCTGGCCGGGCTTTACAACATCGCCGGGCTGCACCGTTGGCTTCTGCGTCCAAAACGTTTTTCTATTAAACGGCATGTCGTTATACAAGTCGATCGTGTGCTTTACGCCGTCTTTATCTCGCACGACCATACTGTCAGCTGTGATTGAGTCTACGCGCCCATGAACAGCAGCTTTTATTGCGCCCAGTGTTTCGCCCATGTCATCTTCATATGAACGTGTCGGGTCATCTGCGCGGCCTGACTGCACGTGTGGCGCCTCAGCGTTTACGAGCGGCAGAGCTTGCGTAAACATTCTTGAGCCCATGATCACGCGGTGGCCTTTGACCATTGTTTTCATTGGCACCATGTTCGTGAGCCCAGAGAACGTGTTATCCATGTTAGGTAACCCGTACTGAGCTTCTGCGCGCGGGATGTATTTCATCTTGCCGCCAACCAGAGCAGACACCATGGGCAAATTGCTCTTCTCTTCGCCAGGAAACGCCAACGGAATACTTGCCAGTTCGTACGGCGTTTTATGCGTAATTTCGCCAGTTTTTAGGTCTACAACGGGCGTATAAATCTTGCCGTTTTCGCCTTTAAATGCGCCCCTGGCAAAGCGCATATCGACGCCGACTTTACCGCTTTCTGGGGTGCGCAAAAAATCTACAAAGCCCAAATGACTAGGCTGTACGCTGCGCGATTCGGCCGGCACAGCGTCAAGGCTACCGATACCGCCTTCGCCGAGCCGGGTAACACGCGTCTGATGGTCGTAGATTTCAGCCGGGTTTATCTCTTCTAAACTCGAGCCTAAGCCAGAGCCGATGAGCGCAGCACTAATAGCTTTGTTAAACACACCAGTTGGAATGTGGTCGAGCGATTTGCGGGCCGTGGCTTTCCAAAGTAACTGACGCAAGTTCTTTTTATCTTTGGTAAACCGCTCGCCTAGCAAGTCTTCTGGGCCGTGAATCGACTGGAAAGCCATGCTGTCTCGGTCATCTGAGTCAGCTTCTTTGCGATTGACAGCGATGAGCTTTTTTGTGATAGCCAGTACGACTTCTGGCGTTAAATTTTTATGGGGCGCGCCAAGCGTGTGCTGCATAACATCTGGGTCGAGCTCAGTCTTTACAAACTCTGCCAAGATAGCCGCGGCTTTGGTGGCAGCGTCGGCGTCGGGGACTGGCTTAAACACCATGCGCTGATACAGCTTATCCAGCGTGCCAGCATCGCCTTTTTCCATATTCGCCGTGGTGATCTCGTTGCCCCACGCTTTGCGAATATCTTGTTCTGGTATGCCGAGCGTTTTTAACAGAGGCATGAGCGGAATCTGAGCTTGGCCAAGTTGCACTTTAAATACGCCGGTCTGCGCGTCGAGATAATATCTATGCGAGCGCCCTTTTCCTGGCAGCGTATTCACGTGCGACTCGAGCTCGCCGTTTTCTTTCTCGCGGGTATACACGCCCGCTTTTAAGCGCATTTGGTGGGCAAGCGTGTACTCTACGCCTTTGTTCACGAACGTACCGGAGTCAGTTAAGTACGGCACGTTAGCGATCGTGGCGCGGCGCTGGGCAACCTGTTCGCCCGTCTTGTTGTCGAGCAGCGTCCATGTGCCCTGCATCTTGCGCGTTAACGAGCCGCGCGTCAGCACAGCTTTCTTCTGGTCTGCTCGCGTGTAGGCTTCAGGCCCAGAGTAATCAACATCGTGCAAGCGCAACGTGTACAAGTCATTCTGGATTGGCTCTATTCCCTGGGCACTGCTGAGAGTTCGCTCAAAGATATTTTTACGCAGGCCCGGCACGTCGCCAAACTTGCGTAACTTTGGTTGAGCAGCCGGCTGCATGAGCATAGGCGCAGCGAGCGGCGGAAGTGCTGGCGGCCCGGCTGGCATAGCGGGCATGGCTGGCGTGGCGGGCACACTAGGCAAAATCGACTCGATCATGGCGGCGCTCCCGGTTTATTCGGTGGCGCTGCGCTGCGAAAGCAGTTTGACGTTTTCGAGTTCTTGTGGGTCAACCCATTGCGTCGGCAGAGACTGTAGGCGCCGCTGCAGTTTTCTTGCTTTTTCAGTGTTATTACCAGCAGCAAGATTTTTTGTGCGGTTGTACATGTAATGCGCGCCCACTCCGCCAAGGCCAACGCCGCCGATTAAACCCAGAGCAACAGTGTTCTCGGCCCCAGCGCGCACTAACTCGGCCAAAGCAGAGTGCGCGCGAGTAGCCCAACTCGCCATTTTTTCGTAAGCGGCGTCAAGCGAAGCAGACTTTGTACCGGTGAGCGCGTCGAGGTACTCTTGCTTGGCTGCCATAACATCAGCAGCTCGGCGTTTTCTTTTGCGCGACTCTACAAAATGGCGCATCATGGCGTTCCCTGCAAGCGCGCCCGCAGCTGGCCCAAGTACGCCAAGCGCCCGGTCTGTGCCGCCTTGCATGTAACTCATGTCTTTGTGGCCCGGGGCGTGAGGGAGCAGCCCTTCGGCATTCCCGGCAAGAGACGAAAGCAACTGGCCCGGGACATTGATTGCTTTTCCGGCAGCCCTATAAATGTTGCGTTGAATGTCGGCTAGGTCAGCAAATTTGCTTAACCCGAGATCTTTCTGCGCTTCTTGTTCCTCGGCTCGGCGTTTCTGCTGCCGACGAACGTGCTGCATAAGATAATACAGGCCCGTGGCTCCGGCACCGGTCCCAACACCGATGAGCGTCTTATTCAGCAACCGCTTACCGACATCCTCGTATTGCGCGTCGGTCACAGCGCCTACTGGAGCAGCGGGCGGAGCTACCGCGGCTTTCGCTGGCGCTGGTGTATCGCCCCAGAAGCCCTCGGCCATCTTTTCGTTGCTCTTGTGTTGTGCCATGTTACGCGGCCCTTTTCTAGCCTTAATTTATCGTGCTGGCGGCGCTACGCCGTAAATTTGCATCCACTCGAGCCAGACACGAAAATGCGTTTTACTCTCGTCCCAGTTGTCGATGCGCTTTAATAGGCGGTACCAGCCATTCACGATCTTACCATGTATATTGTCAAATTCTGCTTTTTGCGCCGGGTCCCAGAGCTCAAACATATTCGATTTAAAGTCGTACTGTAAGTCTATGTCTTCGACTTCGTCTTGTTTTAAGTCCCGTTTAGCCGCCGGATTGGCTAATACAGGGAACCCGTCCATTGTGCCGGGCCACTGCAGCCGGTAGTCGCCGTGCTGGGCGCCAGATGACTCGCCGTGGTACTGTGTAAAGCTCATAGTTATCTAGCTAAGTTATCTAGCCGACTTGTAATCGTAATTTTTCTTGCGCGTACGTAGTCTGGCAGCATACGCCCGATATGTCGCTGCTAATTCTTCATTTTTAATATCTTCTGCCGATATATCTGGCTCAGTTGTTCTGGCGGCGCCATAACCCAGTGCCGCGCCGCCCAGTAAGCCAGCAGCAGACGGGAGCCCAATAGCCAGCCCAGCGGCAGCTGGAAGAACTTGCGTAGCCGCGGTGTGGACCACTTTTGGCGTTGCATAAGCAAGGCCGCCCAAAGCTGCAAGCCCAGCGGTCCCCAGCCATTTCCAGGGAAAAGCTTGCTTTACCCGCATATCTAAGTTCTCGCCGGCAAGGCCCTCTTCGGCGCAACGAGCTAAAAAGCCGAGTTTAAACGCCATTTTGGGGTCATAGTTTGTGAAGTCCATTTAAAACTCTCCCGGCAAAATTAGTTTCTTAGGCGGCGCGCCAGCGCTAAAGTCGGGCGTGGCGTACCGGCCTGTGTCTTTACCCAGCGGCATGGCTCCCGGAAGTGCCGACCGGAAATTAGCGCTGCTGGCCAAAGATATCTTACTCTTTCGCCCCGGACGGTGTCTCATGAACCAAGCGTCTACTTTAGGGTCGTCGCGGTCGCCCTGCTCTTTTGCCTCTTTCGTACAAGCCACCATGTCGTCGATGGCTATCTGTAAGTCGAGCCTGTCGGAAACAATCCATTTATGGCTAGGCGTGTCGGCCATCATGGTGCGCAGCCGTTGAGCTTCTTCGCTTAATGCCTGCGCCCGCTGAAGAAATTCTTTACGGGTTAAGACAAAGAACTCGCCGGTTTCTTCGTCGTGCATGCACACAAACCCGTTCTGGGCATAAAACTTAAGGCCGCGGTACGTGTAGCATTTACCGGTATTTTTCGCTAGTTTCGACATGCTGCGCCTAGAGGATAAACGGCTGTATTTCCGACTACTTGTCAGAAGAAACGTCAGGTAAAGGATTGGCTTGAAGCTGCATGCTGGGCCGCTTTGGCCCAGTCCCGACGCTCCCTGTTTTGCAGTTCTGGCACTTTGTCCAGCTCAGCCCGTCGCCTGTGGGTACGCGACCGGTGCCTTTACAGACCGTGCAGTCTTTTGTGTCTACCAGTACGGGCGCTACCGCCGTACGAGGAAGCAGAGCAGCATAAGCAGCCTCTGCAGCGACCACGCTGACATAATCTTTTTGTGGCGGCGTGGAGACATTGGTAAGCACCGGGGCCAGTAATAAAAATAACCACTCAAACATGCGTAACCTTTCTATACTGTGCGATTCTTAAATGTTGCCTAGCGCGCCGTAGCTCTTGAGAGTCTTCGGCGGCCATCCGTTTACGCCCGACACTGCGACCATGTAACGATTTTTGATGTCTGACCACTTCGCCCAGAACGAGCCGACTGGAATATCGACTGTTGTATTAAGTATGCGCCGGCCACCTTCGTTCCACGCGCCCCAGCTATTCTGGACCATGACAAGGGGCTCGCCGTAAAGCTTAATAATCTCTGGCCGATCGTCTACAGCTAGATACGCTAAAGCGTGGCCCCACCCGCCTTTTCTTGACGATACGCCGTTAGCGTCGCGCACACTTGAAAAGCCTTCGCTGCCACACGAGCTAATGCAGTAACCGTTGGCGAGTAAGTCGCGCAGCGGTTCGTAGTCTTCAACTTCTGTAACAGTCTGGACAAGATGCAACTTGCCAACTTCGCGCCAAGAGGCCGGCGGCGTGCGCGAGCCATAGATGCCCGCGTTCCTTGAGCTATATGTTGTGAAGTCTACGCCGATCTCAGGATAATCTTGGCGCAGCCACATGCCGCTGTCGTTAAGCAGGACCTGAGCTGCTTCGGCACAGCTCCAGCCATCGCCGCCATGGCGGCGCCAGTTATAAATAGCCTCAGTACTTAGCACGCCGTTGAGCCGGGCAACGTCACTGACGCTGGGCGCGCCCTCTAAGCGGCCGCTGTTTACGTCAGGCGCGCCGCTAGTGATCTCACAGCACATGGTGCCCAGCGCACTATTGCGCGCCGACCAGGATACACAGTCACCACGGCCCTGCGCGCCACCGGGCAGACAGTCGGGGTAGAGCTTTAAGATCTCCACAAACGGCAGGCTTAGTTTGCCCTTCCCCGTTTCTTCCAGCTTATACGCTGTACAAGCTGCGGCGCCGTCGACGATTCCGCCGGCCGCTGTAATTTGGGACCGAAGAGCTTCTGCGGCTTCTGGGTTACCGTAGGCCCCAACAAAGCCACTTTCGTACGCTGCCACAACGTCATAGACGTTCTCGAAAAACTGCTCGTTGTCGGCCATTGTGCGTCTCCAGCATGCGTTTAAAGTGCGGCGAAAAGCGTATTATCGAGCTGAAGAGCTGGCGATAACTTCGCAGGCGTCTACGAGCTTTGCGCGGGTATCGGGATTCCCGGGTAACACATCAAGCGTGCCGAGCTTTTGCTCAAACACAGCTTCGATGGCAACGTCGAGCCCCGGGTAGGCGCCTTTACCGCCACCGATAGCCAGCTGTAATGTGTTGGCGTGCAGGCTAGCCCACTGCTCCGTTGTCGTGACGCGTTGGCCGGCGTCTCGCACAATGATCTCTGCCAAGGCTGTGTACACGCCGTTGATCCTGGCCTTGTCGGCGGCTGGCGCAAATGCCAGCAGCTTTACAATCTCGGCGTCTGCTACGACCGATGGGTTTACAGGCTTGGGCTTCTGTGGACTCGAGAACCCATTTGGAAATACAAGCGAGGCGATCAGTAACGCACCGGCCAGCCAGACGAGCTTAGCCAAGCAGTTTTTACAGGTCATACAACGCCCTTTGAAGGTGATTGATACTCGACAATGACGCGCAACAGTACGGTGCAAGCTTCGACACCTTCTGGGCACTCTTCAGCAGCAAGGCGATCGCGCAGCTGGGTGACCGATAAGATATCATTGACCAGCGAGACAGCGATCGAGGGCTGGGCTACTGGAGCAGCCGCGTTGCGAGGACCCACAACTGGCGAACTTCCGCCGCCGCCAAAAATAGCGCGCAGGCAAGCTACAAGCGCGTGGCGGTAGACCAGCAAAGCTCCTACAACAAATACAGCAGCACACACGATTTGAAATTGAGTCATAGTATCTCCAGTTTAACTTGAATTGTGTTAAGTAAACACCAGTTTACCAAATCTTGGGAACGAGCACTATGTTGTACTCACAGCCGTTAATGACAATACTGCCGGTAATACGCTCATTTTCGGCGGCTGTCAGCGCGTATTGCGTCGTCCGCTTGCCGTACAGACTTACAATTTCTTTGATATCGCCCTTCTGGGGCTTGGTGTGCTTTGCGTCGTAATAAGGCGCCATAAGATTGCCGTTCGCTAAGTGCGGCAACCCGAGTGCGTGGCCGATTTCGTGGCACATGACGGCGACGGCCATATCAAATGACCAGTCTTCAGCCTCGTCAAACATCTGGTCGAGTTGCACGTTGGCGGTCACGTCGCACGGCAACTCGCTCCAAGCTAGCGTGCCGCCTTTGTTATCTAAGTGATTCTCTTTACCAACGCCTGAGCGCGCATAGATATTGGCATTCTTGGCAGCGACTTGCTTGGGCTCGATAGCGCACACTTCTGCCCACTGAGAGATCGCGAGCGTATACGCGCGCGATACTTCGTCTTTGCTCAGGCCTGGTAGCTTCAGATCGTGGCAGTACGTGATTTCAGCCATCGGCCACTTGCAGGGCTCTGAGCTCTTGAGCGTCATGCTAAAGTCAGGCAGGCCGCAGCGGGCGCGGTTAATCTTGTGCGCTGTTTTAGGGCCGACAAGTCCCGTGGGCAGCAACCCATTAAACTCTTGATACGTGCGAATAGCACTTGCCAGCGCGCCGCTGCCTAGGTTTTTCACTTGCTCGACAGTTCTGTCGCCAAAATACCCAAAGCGCATCAGGCGCTTGATAATCTCTGCTTCTGGCAGCACATGATGGGCGGCCGAGTCTTCAGCTTGTTTTGTTGGCTTCCTTGCCATAATACGCGTCCTTGCAGATAAAATGCGTTATTTCTGCCGCACTGAGAAATCAGCTACGCGAATAATCTCGTCGGCATCTTCGTTGTCTAACTCGTCGCTTACTTTGTACAACGCCATCAATAGCGGGTTTTCGCCAGAGCCGTTTACAGCAGTCACGGTCGATTTGTTTTCGTGCCACAGGATGAGCAGCTGGCGGCGCAGCCGAATGGTTTTACGCTTCGGCAGTGAGCGCAGGTCTCGCAAATACCCGGCCAGTTCAGCCTGGGCAGTCTTGTCTTTTCGGCACGCTACGACGATCTGGATCACAAGCGAGATAATGCCAATGATAATAAGCACGCCGATTTGGTACGAACCGTCTGAATGAAACTCGAGCTCTTTTTGCAGCTTGAGTTTCAGCTTTGTCAGGATCGGCGACAGGTCGACACACTCTTGTACTTTGGCCAGGTCGTTATTCATAGTTGCGGCTCATAGAAGGCGTGTTTACCACTGGGACAATTGATGCTGCGTGCTGGCGTTAAACGTTTGCATCATGTACTCGCATTTTGCCTTGTACATGGTTATGCGAAGCTCATTGCGTGATGCAATGTACTTCCACACTAAGACAGTGTTAAGAATAATAACTTGCGTAGCGGCGACTAATGACGTCACGGCTTTCGACACAGCTTCGGCGTCTGACTGGTTGAGCCAGCCTACAAGGACAGCTACTGTCAGTAAGTTTGCGACAGCAGCGGCGGCCATTGTCCAGAACTCGGGCGTGCGCCAGTTGCCAATGTCTACAGTAATGTCGTTAGACGCGGCATTGATAGCGCGCAGTTCTGACCGTACGGTTTCAATGCTTCTTTTCTCAGTAGGACGCTTGGCAGTCATAAAATCCTCGGTAGTTAGGCTGACTCACTAGGTTTATTTTGCCACAAGGCCTGCAATCCGGCAATCGCTGAATAGCGCCTTATCTCCCGAACAGAGTCGGCACAATTGCGTGCATCATGCCGCCCCACAGCCCCATATCTTGCAGCTTGTTCTGCCCAGCTGGCGTAAGGCCACCCAGAGCTGACAACGCCCGGCCGGCTATATTAGCCGTCGCCAGACCGACGCCAGCTGATGCAATCCCGCGAATAACAGTCATGGGGCTAATGATAGGCGACTGATGCTGGGCACTTAAGCCCGACATCATGCCCGTCATCGCCGCGCCGTACTGCGGGGGCGTGTGCGTTTGAAAGCCGTTCGCAGCCCCGCGGCCAACGTCGCTCCACACAGCGTTATTAAACTGCGGCACATTGATAGACGGCGTGTGCAACCTTGGTTGATTAAACTGGTTAAACGAATCAAACGACTCTTTGACGTATTCAGAGATCGGCGTTGCGCTGTTAGACGTAAACAGGCCGCGCAGCGTATTGGTCCCTGTGGCGCGCCCATTCACATAGGCATTGTTTAAGCCTAGGCCTACGCCGGTCAGGGCGCCCACTGCGCCGAGCGTGCGCCGCAGTTTACCCCGGGCTACGTATCTTTCTGGAAACAGTTGTTCAGCCAAAGCCCCAGCGCCGTAGCCCAGACCGCCGGCTAAAAGTCCAGTGACAATGCCATTTGAGAGAGGCGTTGGGCCGCCGAGCATTCTATTGGCTGCTTCCCAAGGGCCGACGTTTGGAAACTGTGACCCGCGTTTCACGCCAATAGCGTTTGCACTATCTGCTTGGTTAGCCGCGAGCTTGAACCTGAGTTTCGTAGCAACGACACCGCGGTCGTTTTGCACAGAGTCCCAATAGATATCATATGCCTCTTTGGTGAGCGGTTTGCTTGTGTGCAGCGTGACTGCGTCTGTTTCTGGCGCCCACGTCACTGCGCTTGTAGCCAGCGCACCGATTTTCTCGGCGGCCTGTTCGTGCGCCAGTAGCACAGTAAGCGCCGTAGGCAGCAAGTCAACGACGCGGCCAGGAACGCCGCGCCAATCTGTGCGATGCAATCTAGATAGCGCCACAAAATAGCCTTTCTATACAGCTTACTGGCCAAGCGTCGCAATACTGCGCACAGCTCGCCACAAAAAGCGTAAACCGAGTGTAATCCATGCTAACAGGCCGCTGAGGGCAAAAAAAACTACTATGCCCGTAAATGTAATAGCGCCGCCGAGATTCCACCAGTTAATGCCCTGTAAAATCTGCCACGCTTTATAGTAGTTTACTAGCGCCGGCGAAGTAACAGCAGGGCTCACAGGCGCCGGCTCCGGTGGCGGCACAAGCGGCTTCTTTAAGCCAAGTGTACGTTTGAGTTGCTCAAGCCAGTCAGCCATATTGCACCGTATATATTATGAGTTGCCCAGCAGGTTTATTGCGCTGTCGCCGTAGTTGGTAATCATTCTGTCTTTCCAATCGAGCTGCGGTTGCTCGCCGCGAATGGCCTGCTGCGCTAAGTAATTGCGGTACTGCGGGTCTAGCTGCGCGCGGTACGTTTGCTGGTTTTGCTGGGCGCGCAAAATAAAATCCCCGCGCGCTTTCATGTCCAGCAATTGCGCGCGAATATTTTCGTGTACGGGCTTCTTGTGGTCGTAGTTCTTGATGGGCGTGCGCAGCTGCATCAAGTTGTTCAGCTGGTTGGCGTAAACGCTGCCAGCAAATTTAAGGCTGCCCGGAATAGCCGACGGCGGCGTGTGAAAGCGAAACTGAGTCGGCTTGTGCGTGATGCCTTTGTACTTCGGCTTCGGGTCGTCAACCACCCAGTCCTGCGGCGCCTTGGCCATAAGCCGGGCTAAGATATCATGTTTGGCGGCATAGCGCTTATTGTCAGAGTGTTCTTTGGCCGCGAGCAGCTCTTTTAAGATCTGCGTCCGGGCAAGCTTATCGTTTATCTTTTCTTCTTCGTAGTCGCCGGCATCTTTTTGCAAATGATCCGCGGCAGCGGCTTTGGCGACTTGATCATTACTTGCGTGTCCTTGCTCATCTGTTAGCCCTTTCGCTAATGCCTGGGGTAGAACTTTACTGCTGGAAAGAATAGCTGCTGCCGGTGGTTGCAGAGCTAATGACGGATACGCGGCAGTTTCTTGAAATTTCTTTAATCGGGCTGCCAGCAGTTCTTTTTGCTGTTGACTTTTTAACCACGCACGCGCGATGAGCGCCAAGTCAGTCATTTCTTTATCAACATTGCCGCCCGGCGTCGACATAGCTGTCTGCGTGTCCGTTAAATGTTTTGGCAGCGCAGCCAGCAGGTGTTCGCGATCGCTCCACTTAGGCGATAGTTTTGTAATGTCTGCGGCCGCTTTGAGCTCGCCGCGGCTAATAGGATTGCTAAAGCTTTCGCCTTCGGCTACTTCGACTGGAGTTTCATATCCTTTGGCCTGCCCGTTGTCGCTGAGCACGCCTTTACGCCGCACAGCTACGAGAATGTGAAACTTGCCTTGGTCGCGCGGGGTTGGCGACAAGCCGTAGCTTTTGCGCAGAGCCGACAGGCTGGGCGCTGATATCTGCAGTGCCCACGCCTTGCTGACGCCCGGCATGTGCGACACGGCGAGCTCTGTCATGCCAGAAAGCGCATAGCCAAAGCTGTGCCCGCGCTCGTTAATACTATCCGCGCCGATCTTGGCTACCTCGTCAGCGGTCATGACGGCTATGTTGGCGTTGAGCAGCCCAGCCTTAGCGTCTGTGTCGCCTGTTGCGCTCTGGGTGGGTAATTCCGCCCCTGGGGCCGAGATCGCGTCAAACACGCCGCGCACTAGGGCATTAGGCACCGAAAGCATGAGCCAGTTGGCCTTGGTCAGGTACAGCCGGCCGGAAAGCGGATAGCTCACGCTGGCTTGTTTGTTTCCCCGATAAAGCCACGCGAGCGCGTTGCCTGAGATATACGCGGGGTGTTGC